TTCCTTTAACGTTTTTTGTGTTTCCACAATCGCAAATACATTTCCAAATTTTTAATTTATATTTATCCAAACCAACATAATCAACAACGGTTAATCTTTCAAACCTCTTTCCTATCATTTTGGCGTAACCCCTAAAACATGAGGCATTTCAATCCCAAACTCTCGGCACAAATCAAATGTGTAGTTATATGTTACTGTTTGGTTTGTTTGAAGAATTGAAAGTACAGATTCAGCGATACCTTGTTTTTTAGCACCTTCAATTGTCCGTTGTTGATGTTCCATTAACCCCACTTGTTTTGCGATGAATTTTTCTAACTTGGCCGTTCTGAAATTTTCTGCCAATGTAATCACTCCTTTATGTTTGTATCTACATTGTATACAAATTGTATTCAATATGCAAACAAAAAAAGCAAAGGTTAAACCCTCGCTTTAATTTTGTACCAAATGGTTTTTAGTTTCCTTTTCAATGTCTTTTTCTTTTGTTGTTTAAACTCTACAATGATTTTTTTAGGACAACTAATTACATAGTATTCACCATTTGGATTCACTCCAATAACAACCTTTTTCATGCGCTATTACCTCCTCGAAATGTCTTACAATACAATATATGCGGCCGCTCCTATCGCTATTACTGTTATTTGCGTTTTTCTGTGATTACATATCTTGAATTAGGATATAACCATTCTAATGCTTCCTCTGCCTCTAATCCATTCATAGCCTCAACCTCACCTTGATCTAAAACAATATCATCTAACAAAATAACGTAATCGAATATTTTTTTCATATTACCCCTCCTTTGTTAATATTTTCATATTACCTCACTTTGTTTACTTTGTAAACGCATAGGATAAAAAAATATCCGGTGCTACACCTAACAACCGGATTTTTGAAAGTGTCGAATTAACGGAATTTAAAATACTGAATCACGAATAAAGTATTTTTGGTTATTTCCGTAACCTTTGCCCGGGCATTGAATACGTTGGATCGGCCGCCCGGAAAATCGGCCCAACGGTGAGAAAAAGGCCAATCATAGGCCCTCTAGTACTTCTACAAACCAAGTTATGCAATTTCACCCTAAAACATATACTAACAAACTATAAAACCGCTTGCAATAAAAACGAAAGTTTAAAAAATGTATAAAAACAAAAAGACTGGCGATAATAAAAATTATCAACCAGTTTAAAAGGAGATGGGCAAAATGATTTTATATTTCTTTATCATCATGTTATTAGGTTATGCTGAATATTTATTATCTTAAATAGCCCCACCGATTCCGGCCAACATGCTAATGAATAACGGTGACATTTGAACTAAGATATAACCTAAACTAGAATTAAGAATTAATTGCATACCACGATCTTTCATACCGACCAATATCATTAATGCACCACCTGTTAACATCACTCCGGCAATTGGTAACGATAACCCAACCATCAAATCAATTAACGGATCAAACGAATGAACAATTTTCTCTTTAATCGCTCCCGGAATAGCACCAACCATAATAGCTTCGCCTTGAATTGGAATAACTTGTGAACTGGTCATGGTTGCCGCCATGACTTTTTTACTTGCCATTAATACCAATGGCACACCCACCAAACTAACAGGCAATACAATCTTTGCCGCCGTTGCAACTAATGTCATTGTTGCTAACCCCTCTACAACCTCCAAAACTTGCTCTTTTTGCGACTTTTCAACCTTCGGCGCACATTTACCCTCTTTACGCATAAACTCCCCAAAATTATACGTTTCCTCACGTTTTTTAAACAATGCCATGTTAATCATCCTCTCCGTTTAATGGCCTTATAAACTTTAAATCCAAATCCAACGGCGGTAGCAATTTGTTTAGCTGAAATCTTTTTCTTTTTCGTTGGTTTTTTCTTGATCGGTTTTTTCGCTTTCTGTTTCATTGTTCCAACTCCTTATTTTATTTCTTTCAATGTGAATACATGCCCCGGCAATCCTTTCATCAACTCCAATAGTTTTGTTTTTCGGCTTTCCAATTCTGTTACCCAAATCAAATGAAATTCATTACCTGTCATTTCTTTAATCTTTCGATATTTGTCTATTTTGGCTTTGTTCTTAATCATTGGTTGTGATATATCAACCTCAACAATGCCTAAATTTTTATCCTTCATATTAAATTTTGCATCGCACACAACGGAAATATCTTTAACAGTTATTTTTATTTCATTTTCCCAAGTGTGCGGATAACCCAAATGAATCCACAATTGATTTCTCAATAAAAAGTGTTGAATGTTCGGCGTTTTTTTTCGCACCACTTCCGCCCCTACTCTTTCCCGCCCCGCTTTGCTCAAATAATAAACTTTTTCCAATCCATGACGAAAATGATGTAAATACTCATCCATACCAGTTAAAATGCGGTTTGCGTTTCGATCACCTTTCAAATTGTGGATAAATTGTAATTGCGCTCTTGTTAGGTAATCAAATCTTTTTAAACTCAATAGAATGTTTTCGATCCGTTGTTGCTTGGCCGCCGTTTTGTCCATGTTGCCCATCCTTTCGTGCTTGTATAATAACGTGCGGTTTAATTAGTGTTTCTATGTCTTTGTTACTTATAAATGGGGTTTGGATAATTTGCGATTTAACCATCTTATAAATCCCTCTACCGGGTATCTCCGGTAATTCCTCCGCCCCATTGGTATCTAATACCGCATTTGATGCAATCGCACTATCTAATACATAGGTTAGCCGGGCCGGTATGTTCCGTTTTATTTGGCTTGCAACCGTTTGGACTGTTGGGTATTGAGTGGCATAAATGACATAATGGCCGCTCCCTCTTCCTTTTCGTACTATATCGGTTAATAACTCAACAGCCTCTTTATCGCTTGCTAAATCCGCCGCCTCATCCACGATAATAAAATGCCGTTTTTTTATGCCGGCCTCACTTACATCCTCATAACCATTTGGCACTAATACATTTTTATAAATGTTATCCATTTCCTCTTTAACGTCTCTTAAAATGCTTTTCGCTTGTTCGTTGTCAACTCCTAAGTTTTTAACTTGTTTGGTATTTCTAAACCTAGCAAACGCCGGGCCACCCTTTAAATCAATTAGACTAAAAACAACGTTATTCGGGTTGGAAAGAACTAAAGAGATAATAATCATTTTCATTACGACACTTTTCCCCGACCCCGGAACCCCTGCAATAATTAAATGCTTCGATTTATCGAAATCGTGATAAATTAGGCCATCCCTTGTTGCGCCAATAACTACCGAATAGGTTCCGGGTTTTAACATACTTTCGGCCCAATCAATTTTGTTATCCATTTGTTCGTTATAAACTTTGATCCGCAACATTCCATCAAAATTAATTTCTATTTCCTTCTTAGCTGTTTTCTTGTCTGTTAGAATTTTTCTAATTTGTTTTACGATCGGTTGCCTCCAATTGATTTTTAATAATTCGCTTGGATCAAATTCAATTTTTTGTTTAACGTTCAACCCATCTTCTAAAATGTGTTTGTGGCTCTCAATCTTTTTACGGTCAAAACCTAGCGGCAATTGATAAACATACTCTGTGCCACCTTTAAAACTTGCCTTTCTGTGCAATCGAATTGTTTCGCCGTTTTTGCCGGTCCAATTTGAATTATCGAATATTTTCTGAATTTTTTCTTTGTCATTTGTTGCCGGTCCATTTGTTTTAAAATAAGCAAACCCCGCTATGCCGGCCATAATGATTGACGATCCAACCTCGAATATCATTTCACCACTCCCTTTTTAATATTTACTGCGTAAATAGTTTCTGAAAATAGGAATGTTCTTTTCTACCGCAAAACCTTTATAAATGGCGGTTTGGAATATTCCTGTTTTTCTTCTGTTGCGGTATTTAATAAAGAATATTCCGTATATAATTTGTCCTATTCCAAAAACACAAAAAATAAAAATAAAAAAACCATTCCGTTTTTAATTCCGAAATGGCCAACTTTGCATGTATTGTTTTGTGATTGTTTGACGATAATAAAATTATGCGGTTGGGCTTCTACTAGAATTTGCCCAAATCCTTGCCCGACCGCTAAAACTGTTTTGGAGGATTTATATGGATTTAAACGAAAATAAATTAGTTATTTTACTTTATTCTGGTTTAGTCTTATTCCTCTTGGTATGTGTTGGATTTATGTGGTTACTTGAAGAAATTAGTTGGATATTATTTTAACGGGCCTTGTTGGCTCGTTTTTTTACTTCTCCTTTTTTCACCATGTTATTTACAGCTTGCGTACTTATACCCAATTCAATTGCCAAGCTATGCGCCGTATTATATGTTTTATTGTTGTATTCATAACTGTATCTATAACGGCGGTTAGTAACTTGTTCCTCATGTGTTGCCCAACGGCAATTTTCTGGACTATAACCTTTATTGTTATCCACTCTTTCAAGCGTTGTATTTTTTTCACCGTATTCTATAACGTGGTCAATATAACTATCAAAAACATCTTCTAAAAATAAATTAAAGTCGTGCCAACGATCGCAAACGGTTATGCCACGCCCGCCATAATTTTCATAGTTATTATTGGTAACTTCATAACAACGATGTTTCATTGTTACCCATCTTGCATGCAACTTGGTTTTTGGTAATTTTTCGATTATCGTAACCCGATCCAAATCAATATGTTCTAAGTGTTTTTTTAACGTGTTTTTTTTCATTGTTCCGCCAACGTTAATATCTTGTATTATTAATTTTTTTACATACCCGGAAAATGAGGCCACTCCTTCCAAATGTTTTAAAATAGCAACGTCAACATCCTTTGTTTTATTAAAAGCTACCGGCCTTGAAAATCTATTCATTGCTAATTCCTCCTTCATTTTGATATTAGCGATAATATCGTATTTTTATAATTTTGTAAATAGATTTCCGAAAAAATAAAAAAATCCGGGAAAATTTCTCCCGGATCATCTCACTAGCTATTAGCATGCTTGCTATATAGCTATGCGGCCATATAGTAAAAAATGCATGGTCATTAAAACTATTTTTGTTTTGTCGTGAAATTTTCGAATTACGCACTAACTAAGCATTTGCTAATGGTGAAAATCTCACCTTTATAATCATTAACGATTTTATCTACCCAATAACTCAAATCCTCTACACTGACAATTTCTCTTCTAAACAAACAAGCTGAATTTTGATAAATGATTAGATATTTATCTTGCATTTTTTATTCCTCCTTTCCAAATTGTTCGCTAATCTAAGTTATTAACTATCACCATATATTCCTTTGTTTTTCCGTCGATATCCATTTCAAAAGACATTCGGTAAACCATACCACTCAATTCTCCTAGAAACCGAAAGTTTGTGGTTTTATCGTATTGTTCACTAACTTCTTTTGTAATCAGTACCATCACTATAAGCTTTTTCTAATACTTTAATTGAATCCCAATCGAATGTTTCTAATAACTTCAATAACCGTTCTACTTTAGGTGCTCTCCATGCAGTCATGGCGTAGGTGTGTGCCTTTGGAGAATAATGATAATTATTTAATTTCAAATGTCTTTTAGCTTCTTCCTTAGTCAAGAACATCGTGTTAGGCACAAGGTAACTTTCTTCTTTCATGAAAACTGAAGAAAAATATCCATCGTCATTGAGGTTAGATTCAACATAATCCCACAATTCATAAAAACTCTCGTTTTCATCTGAAAGTAGTTGTTGTAATTCTTCATCTGATTCAACATCTTCCTCAAAATATTCCTCGATAAATACCTTTAACTCAGCGAAATTTTTAAAGGTGGTATGGTCACCATCATTGTGAAAGTGTTCTGTGCTTCCAGTGTCATAATCTTCGTGCCCCACAACTTTACGGTAGTCTTTAATCACCCAAAAACGCGGGCTTGCTTGACAGTCATTTTCTTGTGATTTTAATTCGTTTTGTAAATCCTTTAAAAATTGGATTTCTTCGTTCATTTCTCCACATCCTTTTATGTCGCTATTTCGGTCGATTATTCATTAATCCATACGGCTCAAAACTTCTTCTTTCACTTCGCAATACCAATTTCTAGCTTTTGCGCCACCGCCCGGCAATTCTTCAACCGCTTCTTTCAAAACCTCTAACAACTCCTCGTTCATTAATTCTTCTAATGTCATTTCCCCAACCCCCTTAATGTCTCATAACGTTCAACCTCATAAAAAGGATAATACGATCCGGCCCCAACGATTACGCCGTTAATCGGTTTGCAAAAATCCGTATGCCTTGTACTCCAATTTTGCACCGTTTGACGATCAACGCCCCAACGTGCGGCCAATCCTTGTTTAGTAAACAACGGAAAAACCTTTTTACCTTCTAAACCTTCCAATAAATTTTTACCCATGTTTTACCCCCCTAAAACATAATCAATATCCTCAACGGCGATGGTTAAATTTAACCCCTCATCGTCAAAACCTGTAATGTATTCCGGGCCGGCCTCAACTACTTTAAAATAAAAACGGCCTCCCGCTTTTAAAAATAGTCTAACGGATTCACCCAATAAATTAATGGGTGCAACTTCTCTAAAATTAGTTAAATTACCTTGTTTAAAATAAACTCGTATAGCCATTCTTAACCTCCGTTGTTAATTATTGGCCGGCGGTATATAATTTAATTACGCCGGGCCTCAATCGCCTATTGATCCGGTTCTTTACCCCTCGCCCGTTGGTCTACGCCGCCAACGGGTTTTTATATTTCATCAATAAAATTTAAAATTTTCTTTTGTGTTTTTTTGCTCAAACATTTAAACACGATAAATTCCAACGATATTAACCCAACTATTATGAACCCCGTCACGATACAACCCATTGTTTGCCTCCTTTCGTTTGTTTACAATGTAAATATACCATGTGTTATTTACATTGTAAACACTTAAAATAAAAAAAGAGACAAAATATTTTTGCCCCTTGAAAACTTACCAACCTATTATATAATTCGTTGGTTAGTCTTTCTTTCCTTCTGTTGGTTTATCCAATGCGGTACTTTTTCCAAAATAATAACCAATAACCATTAAAACAATATTTAATACATCGTTTGCATTTAGTGTTTCGGTAACGGCCATATAAACAAATAAACCGGCAAACATTAATGCGATAATCTTGCGCACCTCAATTAATGCCTCAATTTTCTTTTTCATACTGCGCCTCGATCAATAGCAACAAATAACAATGCCGTTGCCTCACTAACAGTTAATTCGCCTTTTTCCAACTTATCTACCCAAACTTTATTTAACTTACCCTCTTTAACCATTTTTTCCAATACATTTTTAGTCGATTGGATTAAACTTGGTGAACCCGGATTATACAAATTAATAACCCCCTCTTGTTTTGTCGGTTGCGGCAATGTTGATTTTAAAAATAACTCTTTTTCCTCTTTTCGTCTTTTCACCAATCCGGCCAATACTACCCCGCCGGCCTTTATCCATTTATCAAACTCATTAGCGGCTCTTTCAAAATCGTTATGATTTACATATTCAAGTAATGTGGATGTGGATAAATTGCCTAAACCCAAATTAAAACTAAAACTAACTAACGCATCAAATTGGTTTTGGTTTAATTTAACTTTAACCCATTTATTTACCCCGTCAACAAACCGTTGTAAATCCTTTTTTAATAATGCATCGGCCTTGGCTTGTGTAATAATTTCACCCTCTTTAACATCTGGGCCATAATGTCCATAACCAATAGTAAAATGCAATTCACTTTTTACCGGTTTATATGCTCGTAAACTACAACCCTCAAATTTCTTTATTAGATCAATTCCAACTTGGGAAATTTGCAAGTCATGCCCCTCCCTTTAATGCGGCAAACAATACACCAAGGGAACCAACAATAATAGCCCCAATAACAGTGCGCCATAACCATGTTTGGTTTGCTTCTAATACGTCTAACCGCTTATGCGCACTCTTTGCGCTCGCATCGGTTTGGGCTTGTCCAATTTTTAAATTATCAACGTCATTTTTCATATCATCAATGTTTTTTAATCTTTCTTCAATCCGTATTAACCGCTCTTTAAAATCATCAAAACTATCAACCAATTTATTTAATACTTGATTTTCCACCATATCGCCCACCTCTCAAATTATGGTAATACATATCCATTATAAAACATATATTGATAGATTGGCATAAATAAAAAAGAGGCTAAAAAAAGCCTCTTATCCTTCGTATGTTTCTCCGGTTATTTCTTGATATTGTTCCGGTGTGATCCATTCGGCCGCCGTAAATTCTGCAATTTCACTTTTGGTATAAAACCCACTATCATAAAAATCTTTAATTATTTCAAACATGGCCGGCCCTCCTTTATTTAATGTTATTCCGCATTAACTTTAATAAAATTTGTGCCTGTCCACTTTTTAGAGTGTTTTTTTCTTGTTCGATTTTATCTATTTGTACGGTTAACGGCTCTCTAAATTCCGGCGGTTGCTCCGGTGTTGCACTCGGATAACTAAATTCTAACGCCAATGTTGATGGATTAATTTTATATCCATTGCAATTTAAAAAATCTTCCTTGAATTGCCCATAACTTAACTCTTTAACCCCTACCGTTTCCGATGTTCTTCCGCTTAATGCAATGTATGTTTTAAAATCGTTTTCTATTGTATTCGGAACCATCACGGCCCCGGATCGTTCACCGGTATCAACTAAAACGTTTCCGGTTGCTTTTTCGTAATATATTTTGCGCCCTATATTCATAGTTTCACCCCTTATTATTATTGAATAGCCATCCAATTCCATACGGTTCCGTTACTTGGTACGGGCAACCTAACTAATGATTGTGTGACTTTTAAATTTAATGCATCATTGCCTTGGTAAATAGTTACAGCATGTGATGAATTAAGCGCATTTGCTGTGGTAATGGTAATGTTGTAAGCTGTGTTTTTATAAAAAGCATTAATAGAATCATAATTTACCACTATCATACTATCGGTTGAGGCATTACCTTGCCATAATATCACTCGACTTGGTGAAAAACTTAATCCTACTATTTCTACATACGGCGTTGTGGTAAGGACTGTATTATATTGGCCCATCACTACATAACATTCTACTTGCCCGGCACTTGAAGTAACGGTGCCGTTTGCAAACTTTTTCCCTACTTCTAACGTTCCTACTTGTTCGCCTAAATCGTTGGTGAATGTTTTTCCTGTTACTACATCACTAGGTTGTGCATTACCTGCCCCCCCTTCACCCTGTAAGATAAAATTTCCAGTTGTTGCATTGTATCTGAATGTGTAAATGCCGCCCGTTTTTAAATTCAACGCATCATTACCATTTGCTTTTTTTAATGCTTTTGCTCCTAATCCGTTTACGTTTAATGTTGCGGCTCCTGTACTATTGGCATTGATTTTTACAACCACACCCATACCATCAACATACGCCGTTGGGGCCGGTGTTACTGTTACAGCATAAATATTGGTTGTTGCCATTGTTGTTACACCAAACGATACAACGTTATTATAAGCAACCTCTATACCATCCTCTATTTTTTGCAAGTTTGTTACACTTAACGGCGTTGTTGTTGTGTTCCATGTGGTTTTATTATAAGTCGGCATGGATTACCACCCTTTCAAATCAATTTTATCAATTTGTATAGCTTCAACTTTATCTTTGAATTTACTATAAATCTGTTTATCTATTAATAAACCGCTACCAATTTCATCTGTTGCATTGGCCCCAAACCAACCCACATGCGTTATTTGCACCTCGTTTGCCTCGAATGGTGAAATAAATGTAGTACTAACAATTTGGGTATCGGTTCGCTCTTGCTTGGTAATTCTTTTTCTAAAAAACTCCCCGGTTGCATCATATAAGGCAATATACGTTACCTCATTATCATCACCCAATGAAGGAAATAAATCGGATGCCGGGTATAAATCCATACTAGGATATAATTCATAAAAAAGGTTAGGCCTCTCGGTGCTTGTCCATGTTTTAGAAAATTGATCTAATAACACTAATACTTCATCTTCTTTAATGTTTTCTCTTAATACAAAATTTTCTCCACGGGTTGCCATCTTTTTAAAGAAGTCGGCCCAACCACCTGTTGCGGCTCCATCAACGGCCGTAATTTTATAAGTACATCGTCCATCTTCGGTACCTAACTCAGTTGCCGCAATACTTTCAATTAAAAATTGGCTATTGTTAATATCAAAACTAGGCATATCAACCATCACCAATTGGCCCGCTTTAAACCCGGTTATAAATGTATCAAACCTAATTTTTTTCCCGATTTTAGCATACCTTTTTAATTTGGTATTTGCTGTTTCAAATGCGGCGGCCCGGTTCGTTGCATATGGCTCATCAATAACATTCTCGTATATGCCGCTATTATTTTCTGCGGCCTTTCGGGTTTCAACCTCGTTTTGATCCCATGTAACGGCAACAATATCAAATAACCCTTGGTATGTTATTTCTATTTCATCGGTGTCTAACAATGGAACGGCCTCTTTTTCTTGGGTTATAGTTGCATCCCCTTTGCTCCAATACCATTGCTTGCCATCCTCTAACCCTTTAATACCAATATCAGCCGCATTGTTTAACGCAACCCCATTAATTTTAATTTGCGGCTCTTTACCTAATGGAAATCCTAATGTAAACGATTGTTGCGATCCATTACCTTTAAATTTTTCCGTTTGTGGATCGGTTAAATCTTTCCCGGCTCGCACAAATTGTTTATTTCGGTAATCCTTGGCCTCATCTTCAACCGTTACGTTTTTTATTTTGCTTGTTTCGGTAATGGTAACCGGGGCCGTAAATGTTGAACGTTCGTAAAAATCTAACGTTTTATCGTAGTTTATATTCCATTCAAACCCCGCTTTTTCACTCAATCCCTCCATACAACGGGTGCCGGTTACATAATTAAAAACCGCCTCGGTAATAATCGGCCCATCTTGTATATTTCCGGCTGTTATACCCTCGGCGGCAAAATAAAGAGTAATTAAATTCCTTACAATTTGGCCGGCGGCCATATCCTCATAATACTTGGCTACAATACGTTTATCAGTTAAGTAATGGTAATCAGTACATTGTATGGCCCAACGTTTACCCGTTCCAAATAACGTAATATCGGTTACCGGTTGTGTATCAATCACACCGCCAAATATTTTTAATGTATCGGTCTTTAATTCACTTTCCCATGTCAACATAAAAACCCCCTCCCTTTAATGGATTTATTATCTTTATTTTACCATCTTTATTTATTGAATTAGATACTTTTTATGTTGCTCCTTCTTTTTAGCATCCGTTAATTGGGCGTATTAATCAACTCTCAAAACTCCATACAATTTTCCGTCTTTTCCTTTTTGCAAAGAACCCCCAACAGCTTCAACGAAATCTTTCCATTGCTCGTATCTGTCCATTTCTTTTTCAGCCTTTGCTATTGCTCTTTTACGTCTGCGGTTTATCTTCAACACTATCACCCCTTAACAATTTCGATTTACTGTCTTTTTCTTAATGGTTGAGTTAACGCTCTTTCAACCGTCCAATTCCTCATTAATCGTTTTTTTAATTGATGATAGGTCATGCCATATTCTTTAGCAAACTCTGAAACTGTTTTTATTTCACCTTTAAAACTTATAACCTCTAATTCTGTTTTATTAGATAAAGCCTTTTCAACTGACCAACCTTTTTTTATTCGATGGCGAAACAATTCAAAATCAATGTTGTATTTATTAGCCATTTGAGATAGCGTTAAAACTTCGCCGTTATACTCTAAAAAATGATTGTTACGTTTATTGTTACTTTGTTCTTTTAAAGTAACCCAACGGCAATTATCTAGGGTGTAATCTCCATCTACATTGATTCTATCCAATGTTAAACTATCCTCATAACCTTCTTTCATATCCTCATAAAACCCTTCAAACGTTTCCCACTTTTCACAATATTTAATGCCACGGCCACCATAATTTTTAAAATCCTTGTAATTCGGATCGTTGCATCTTTTTTTCATGTTTTGCCAAGATATATAAATCCGTGTGCTCGACATTCCATGTTTCTTTAATAAACAACCGCAACTTTTATTATTGCCGCTCCTTAAATCTTTACCCGGAAAAACTCTTTTGTTTCCACACTTGCAAATACATTCAAATAAAATACCTCTTTTGTTCTTACCTACTTCGCCCAATACAGTTAAATTTCCGAAAATCACGCCAATCATATAATACCCCCTCTATTTCCAATATATCACAACTTGTCCATTTAGTAAATATCGTTACTTTAAATTATGCTAATTTATTTAATAAAAAACTATGAAGGTTTGCGGCCCTCATAGTTAGTTATTACCAAGCTGATTGAATTTTATAATCTACTGCGCATAATCGTCCGATTGTTCATTAAGCATATGCGGTAATATTTCCTGCTTGGGTAGACGTTTTAAGTGTGGTAATTCCCGCCCCAACTAAGTCATTGTTTGTAACAATCGTGTTTGCGATGGTTCCTGCTAGGTTAATAGCGTAAACTGGAGTACTGCCCTCAATAGGATTGATGCTGTTACCACTAATAACAAGTCCCGTAATCGTACATGTGTTTCGTTGTTGAATACCCCGTTGACTAATTTTAAATGTGTTATTTTTAATCTTAAAATCTGTACAAACACCATCAAAATCAATAACGGCATTATTAGACCCCGTGGACAATGTTTCTTTAATAACATTATTTTGAATGGTTAAATCGTTAATGTTTTTTAGTGAGATTGGGATGGCTTTCTCGGTTTCCATTACATTCCCTACAATTAAGATTCGATTACAACCATCTAAATTCAATGAATTAGTGAGATTACGAGCATTAATATTATTATTGGCAATTACAATATCTTCGGATAGATTGCTACACCCAATAGCAGCACGTTGAGTTTGAATTTCAGACATTGATTCGATACGGTTGTTTGCGATATGAACTCGTTTAGCACCAACTACCCAAACACCCGCAAAATAATTTTCAATGTAGTTGCCTTGTACAATGACATCTGTTGTTGGTAAGTCCGTTGTTGGGTTATCACAAACAATCTTAACGGCATAAGCATTTCCAATCGTTGAAGCAGGTGTATTCCTAAAAATACAACCACGAACAGTTAAGTTTTTCGATCCGTATTGTGGTGTACTTCTGAAATAAACACCATGAGGTGGATTTGCGTTACCGTAAATATTGTCAAAAATGCAGCCATCAACTATTACATTGTTGCAAGGTCGAACACTCATCCCGCTTTCAACTGTTTCTATAAACTGACACTGAGTAATGGTGACGTTTTGAAAAATATTTTCAAAAGAGGTTATCCCACAAAATCCAAACTTATTCATTTTAACTCTAGTTACCTCTAACGTATCTACCCCATAAAAACGCAATGCTGATTGATTTGCAGAGGACGTATTCCCTTGTATGGTCATATCTTTAACAACAATATTTTTTAATGGGGCAGAAACACTACCGAAACTAAAAGCCCCTCCAGCGGAAAGTGTGGAATTTAGAACAGTTAAATCTATTCCATCCCCTTCAATCGTCACCCCATTAAAATCAATGGTGATTTTAGTTATCTTATAAGTTCCAATCGGTATTTTAACTTTTGAGATTCCGTTTACTTTTGCATACTCGAAAGCCGATTGAATAGCACTAGTGTCATCTGTAATACCATCACCTTTCGCTCCAAAACGTACATCTTTTACACTAATTTGTTTCACAGTTTCCGCCAATTGTTCATTAACATTTTTTAATTCACTATCTATTTTTTCCGCATTTGCGGCCATTTCGGTAATGGTATTAAGTTTTATGTCTGTTGGTTTCCATTTGTATAAATTACTATTTGGGGTAAATTCCATTTTTTATCCCTCCCAATTGTTTGTTAAATCGTCATTATCCCACGTTGCATAATCACCGGTATTGGCGGCAACTTCTTGGAATATCTCTACCTGTTGCCCTTTTTTAAACCTCATGGTACCTTCTCGATCAATGACTACAAATGATGCTGTTGACCTTTGGCCAATAGCATCATCCACATCAATTGAATTACGGGCATAGTTAACCGTTTGATTATTAACTTTTACGATCAAATCCAATCAACCCCCTACCCCATTACTAATCCGGTTTTTAATCTAATTTCTCTTTCCATATGCGGCAATGTACCACGGGCAATTTGTCGGCCGTCTAATTCAACAATTACCGTTTGCCCCGTTTTTTCTCGTTGGATCGCATTGGATGAGTAACTTGGCATTGTTGGTGGTACAATACTCGGCATCGTTACCATTTCACTCATTAAACGTTGTATGGTTGGTATACCTCGTTTTAAACTATCGGCAATTGGGCCGCCAAAATCTAACCGATCCAAATCGGATAAAGGGCCATCCTTGGCCGGTGAAAATGGTAACATATCACGAATTTTACCCGCAACGTCTTTTACCTTGTCCACTACTTCGCCCGCCGCATTTTCAATACCCTTACCAATCATTTCAATAAGACCTTTACCGGCATTGAAAAACGTTTGTCCTAATCCGGTTATAAAACTAACGATGCTATCGAATTTCTCTTTTACGTTTTCATCAACGTTACCTAATGCCGTGCTAACGGCGTTCGTTGCTTTATTCCAAATGTCTTTAATTTTTTCTAGTATTTTGCCCATGGTTTCGTTAACCGTTCTAAAATAACCCTCAAACAATGCTTTCACAATGTCTCTAATGCCATTTAGATAAGTATTCCAAATGCCTTTTATCGCTTCCCATGCACCGGAAAAATCACCTTTAAATAAAGCTAACCAAAACTTTATAATGCCGCCAATAATTCCAAATACAGTTTCGATGGCAATTTTAATTACATTCCAAACGGTAACAATAATGTTTTTAATTAATGTCCACGCAACCTCAATAATACCTTGAATTATAGCCATTTGGGTTACTAGGTATGTTTTAATAAAACCCCAAACAATCGTTAATATTTTCATTATTTGTTCGCCGTTCTCATACCAAAACAATTGCAATTTCAATAAATTCACTTGTATAAACGTCATTAACGCATCAATAGCTGGTTTAATTCCTTGGAAATAAATAGCGTTCCATATTCTTATTGCGGCCGCTTTTATAGCTTCCCATGCCCCAATAACCGCATCTTTAAACCAATCCGTTTTTGTCCATAATGCCCACAATACAACCCCTAATGCGGTAATTGCGGCGGCAACAACTAATACGGTACCCATTATTGCGGCAAATCCAGTTACAACCGGGCCTATTAATACCCATACCCCAAACATTGCGGCTTTTAGTCCGGCCCACCATCCAATACCAATGGCTAACGGTGATAATATTAGCGTTAATAGCGGTATTAGCATAATAAACCCTTGTATGATCTTAGCTAATACCGGATGTGCCTCGTTAAATTTTTGGGCCAATTGGGCCACAAAGGTAATTAACTCAACAATTGGTGTCATTATTAAACCGAATAACTCGGCCATCGGTTTAAAAATACCCTCGGTTGCTTTGCTCATTTCTTCGGTTGCTTTTTTATACCCCGGTACCGCTTCTAATGCGGCCGAATGTAAATTAGAATAAAACCCAACCGCCGCAACCCCGGCAATAATACTAACCATGGTAAACCTCATTAACCCTTGTTGGATCATCATGGTCATATCTCGCAAATCTTTCATATTAGCGGTTGGCCCTAACATTTCTAATGCTAATCGTGCGGGTGATCCGGCCATTGCTATCTTGTTCATACTTCCCGCAACCGATAATAACCCATTATTCACAGTATAAAGCGGGTTACCCATCTTGGTAAAATTGGCGGCTATTTTTTCAGCTTGCGTACTCCTTGCACTCATAACGGCAATAGATTGTATAAAACTCATTTTTGCCGCATCATTGTTTTTTAACATATTATCGGTTGCCGTTTTATGTTTTTTTCCCATGGCCTCCAACTCGGTCATAAAATCACCGGTACTACCTTGGTAATCTTTCATCCCTTGGGCCATTTTAAAAAAACCATATTGCACCTCTTGTTGTGCTTGTTTAAATGGTTTCATTTTCTCAGTATTGGCCCGCATGGCACTTTGCATTTCTGCACTCATCGCTTTCCAATCTTGGGCCATTTTTGTTGAACTTGTACCCATTGTATCGGCCATGGTGCGCATTTCACTTTGCAAACCGCCCATTTGCTTTTGCATATCGTTTGCCTCTCGCTCAAATTGGCTTGCATCGGCTCCAATATCTACAAACATTTCGGCAATGGTTGCCATTAACTCACCCCCATTAATTTTTCTAATTCGCTTACTATGGCGGCCGTTTTTTCCGGGGTTGTTTTCTTTTTCGGTTTCTTTTCTTGCATTAGTTTTTTCGGATCAATAGGTCGTTTTAAATGTGGTGCGGTTGTCCATGATGCTAATTGTGCAAAATGCTCCGTGGCCCGTTTATCCCGCCATTTAAACCCATCGTATAAATCCAAAAATTCGCCATGCGTTAACCTTCCCAATTGTTTTGGGGTTAAATGCAACGGGCCGTAACCAATTTGTTTAATTACGGCCCAATTTAACCCTTTTACTCGTTTGGGTTTTCGTTTTCCTCTTGCTCGTTTCCGTCTTGATCCGTTTCATCTTCAAAACCATCATCGGTATTTTTGTTTGCGCCTAATAATCTCGACTTTTTCAACGCCTCCATTACAGGCCCCATTAAATCCATAACATTTTTGCCATTGTCTTGGATTTCCTTACCTAACATATTTCCAACTCGATCTAATGTTAACCCCGGGTTTTTCCATTTCAAACCGGCCCAATAAAAGGTTTTTACTAATCTAAAACCAATTTGCTCCTCTTTTAAAATACCGGCAATACCTTTGTTATAAATCTCCTCTAAATCGCAAACGGCGTTATAATCAAATTTTAATAAATGTTCTTTGCCGTTTAATGTAACCTCTTTGTATGTTTTTAAATTGTTGTTCATGCCTTTTACCCCTCTCGATTTTTAAAAATAATAGCTTGTCTTATTCATAGTTTAATATAAAAAGGCCCACCATTAATAGTAAAATTTTGGCGGGCCTTTTAAATATTATGCCGGTGTAACTAACGTTGGCTTTCCACTTCCTGTTAATTCCACGCTATATGTTGCCTCACCATCATACGGCCCCTCGATTTCTCGGCTCGTAACAACGGCAAAACCTTCTTCGACTTGTGTACTACCTTCTTCAACCCAACGGCATTTTACTTTTTCTTTATTACGTTGCGCATCTCTTAATTGAGTTAATTGCGCATTACCAACAACATAAACGCCATCACATGAAATACTCCACGATCCTAAACCGTAATCATTTTCAGTATAACCCTCGCTATCTTTGCTTGTTACATCAATAGTTTCGGCCTCCTCTGAAAACGTTGCATTTCGTTGGCCTCCAACGGTTACATATGTTCCCGGTGTTACTTTGCTTTCAACTTGAATTAAAATATCTACTCCACGCATTTTAAAACCTCCCTATAATTGTTTGATATATACCCTAAAACGGCATACGCCATGATAGGCTTGGCCATCATTAAACGTTTCTAAAAACTCCCGTTTAATTTCTTCAATAGTAAAACCCTCTAATGTTAATGGTGCGGCTGTTATAGCTTGCAATATTGCACCCATAATGCGTTTTGCCTCGGATTTACCGGGGCCGGCACTCCATGCATGTAATGTTAATGTTGTTTGCTCGCCATAATCTGTTTTAGTATCGTATGGGGTTGTTGTATCATCGCCAATTTGCACATATGGCATTATGGCCCCCTCCTCAACCTCATCATAAACGGCCGTTACCATTTGGGTTAAAATTGGATCGTTGGCCAATCGGTTATAAATAGCTTGTTGCAATGGCCATAATGCTGTTTTTAACGGGCCTCTACTCACTTAATACCCTCCTCATTGCCGCCAAATAATTGGTTCTTTCTTCCTCGGCGGCCGGGAATAAAAACGGGTGTGGTTTCGATCCACGGGTAACAAATAATTCTTGGCCATCTTCGGCGGTGATTTTTTTGAATTTGTACTTATCTTTATTTTTTCCTGTTTTCGGTACTGGAAATGCCCACGGCGTTTGGCGGCCCGGCTCGGTTGGGTGTTCCGAAAAAATACCGGTGCCAAATTCAACATACGGCGCATAAAAAACCTTTGTACCAACCCGTAATGCATAACCCGGGCCGGTGGATGGTTCAATAGCAATGGATGATCGTAAACGGCCGGTATCAACAACGCAACGTTTTTTGGCTCCGCTTTGTATGTTTATAGCACTTTCGTTTACCGTGTCTTGTATGCGTTGCAATTTGGTTTGGCTCCACGTTTTAACATCCCCGGCGGCTCGTTTAAAATCGGCTTTCATGTTTACCCTCATACCATCACCCCCTTTAAACGCTCCACGATGTTGTTAATTTATCGCCATTCCATGTGCTTGGTATTTCTTTGTTAACGGTTATTTCTTTGCAATGTAAATTTAACTCAATGTTGCGTTCGTCTTTATTAATTATATATTCAATTTGCATAATACGCCCATTATAATTAATGCGGTGATTATCTTTTTTAAAATCTTTTCGGTATCTTACGGTAATGTTATGGGTTATCTCTTGGCTCTTTCGCTCGGCTATAACAGTTTCGTTTCCGTTCAACGGTCTAACATTGGCCCAAACAACCGCTAATGGTTCCCAAACTTTAATTTTATTACCGCCACCATCGTTAGTACTCCCTGTATTTCTTTCAATGGTTACTTTATGCCGCAATTGATTAATCATCATTCAAACCCTCTAAATTGTATAACTCGATATGGCTTTATTAACGTGTAATCGGGTGAAGTGTTAAACGTACCTCCCACGCCAAATGGTGCCGGCATGCGAATTTCGTATAATTGGGCCATTCTTGATAATACCCATTGTTTAACCATTGCCGGGGCCTCATTATCTGTTGTGGTTGTGGTTCCATCCTCATTGGTTACCGTTGTTGAAAAATCAGTATTTAAAAATTGTTGGGCCTCGTTTATGGCCGCACTCTTAACGGTTGCAACGGTAATGGCATCTGCTCCCGGATCAATTCTTAAAAAATCTTCGATCTCATTTGTATCAAACGTTATTTTTAATGGCATGGGGTTTACTCCCCTTTCAACGCTTTAATTAAATCAATTTGTTTCATATTTTGATAACCTTTAATATTAGCCGCTTTCGCCGCTTTTTTTAGTTGCGGGTATGTCATATCCTCAACATTATCGTTTTGGCTTTCATTCTTTGTGTTTTTCGGTTGTTTAGCTTCCTCGGCAACCCTTTCTATTACCTCGGTTTTAATCGGCTCTTTCGGCTCGTTTGGGGCCTTTGTTTTTATTTCTTTTTTTGGCTCCTCTATTGGTGCCTCAACCTCTACCGCATAACCGGCCTCAATCCAACTATCCACCATTTTGGCATTGGCTTTGCTCGGTTCTTTGTCCGCCGGGTTATAAATCCCTGTGCCGCTTGAAAATGGTATTTTTGCCTTAAAATACTTTTGCATTTTTACCCCTCCTTGTTTTATAAAAAAAGCCGGCGGGCGCAATGCCCCCGGCTTTTAAAGCTAGAATTATTGTACTTTTAACACTTTTAAAGCGTTAGGGCGTACAATTCCGCCACCCACTCGGCGTTTGAACTTGAACCCAATTAGGCCATCTTCAATATATAACTCGTTTAGGCGTTGGATTGTTGAACCTGTACGATCAACAATTTGATAAGATGCGTTAACATCACCGAAAACAAGAATGTTATTTCCTGTTGCAACTGTGCCGCTAACATCCTCGTTATTGTATACCGGGCGGCCGTTAAACGTTGCCGGTGTTCCTGCTTGTAAAGATGGTTGCCATAAATATTGGCCGTTGCTATCTTTCATTAATCGCATCGCTAACTCAATTTGGCTATTTGCAACATAAACACCTTTTTGGCGGTACTGTGCCGCAACTTGGTAAGCTAGTTTAACAGCATCGTCAGCCGTAAATGTTGCAACAGCACCCGTATTAAAACGGCCAACAACTGTACCGTTTAAAATTCCTTCCGGTTGGTTGTTTGCATGCCCTGTACCAACCATAAAAGCCTTTTCTTCCATTTCTGCGTATGCTCTCGCAAACGAATCGGCTAAAAATTGAGTTAAGTTAATGTCCGTATCTTCTAACTCGTCCTCGCCAATTTTAACTAGTCCAAGCGCATCCTCAACATAAATGTAATCGTCACTTGGTACCGGTGTACTTTCAAAATCACCAAGTTTAGCGGCTGTTGTTTCAAGTTTCCCCCAACCTGTTGTTAACTCAGTGATCGAGCGGCGGCGCACTCGGTTTGTTGAAATTTGTCGCACATTTGCAAGTGAACGTAAAATGTTTAGTTTAGGTAATTCACGGTATAAAACCGAATCCAATGCCTCGGGCACTAAGATTTCGCCGGCCGCATCTTGTACAAGGGCCTTTTCTTCACGGTTTAAACCGCCGAATCCTTCACGCATAAATTTAAAAAATGCGCTTTTCTTTTCTTGCTCTTTTGGATCGTTAGAACCTTGGCCCGGCACCGCAATGCGGTTTGCCTTTGTAGCCAAATCATCAATTTGACCTTTTAACTTGGTCATTTCTTCGTTAATTGTCGTAATGCTGTTTTTTGTTTCTTGGGTTACATCGCCAAACTTTTTAATTTCGTCCTCTTGACGTTGGCCCATTTTCTTTAATTCATCAAAACTCGTTTGCAATTGGTTTTGTAAGTCTTTTAATTCCATGCTTATCCAACCTCCTAAAATAGTATTATTATTTTTTTGCAAATTGTTGCATTTCTTGCAACATTAGTAAAATATCATCGGCGGCTTTTTTTTCCTCATCCGTTGGTTGGTGAGTGCCTTTTGGCGGCTCAACGCTTTTACCTTCGGTTGCGCTTAAAAGTGCCGTTAATGCATCAATTGCGGATTGTACCAAACTTTTGTTTTTATCGCTTAATACTTTACCGGCCTTTAATTCGCCATCAATCCATGCTTGCATTTTGGCCAATCCCGGGGTTAATCCATCCATGTTTTTAACGCCAATAATATTGGCTTGCTCGTTAGCGGCAAATGTTACAGGTGAAAACTCCCATAACTTAACCTCTTTAATGCGGCGTACACCGTTTATGCTATCCCAATCGGCTTTAATAGTGTTATAACCAATAGATAACTCGTCAATAACGCCATCCTTTAACAATTGTACAACATCCTTACCCAATTGGGTATTACTAACTTTTGCTTTAACGTGTAGGCCTTTACTATCCTCTGACATTGCAATTGGTTTGCCAATCGGTTGCCACGGGTCATGTTGCCATAATACTTTTACTCTCTTACTCTCTTGGATCGTCTTAGCAAATGCGCCCGGCTCAATAACATCATCATAACTATCTTTGTTATTAAAAACCGCCGCATAACCTTCAAACTCGTTATCTTTTGTTGCTTTTATTTCAAAACTAAAATTTTTAACTTCAAAATCTCGCATAGCTTGTACCCCCTTATTATATTTGCTTTGGTTTTATTTTACAACGCTATATATTTCGGTGCATCTACATTGGATTACTTCTTTCGCTAAATCCTTTTCAGTTTCGGCAATGCCCTCGGGGTCACCCGGAAATAACAATTGTACGTTACCAACCTCGTAATATTCCGTTTTTAATCTTTTTTGGCCATCAACCGCATCATGGGTTTCTCTTGTGCGCTCGTCTCGGGTTGCTAACCATTGTTTGTTTAATTTTAACCCTGTTTGATCTGCGGCATATGCATTACCCGCATTGGATGCACTTATAACCTCGGTGCGGGCAATAACCTCACTCCTATTAGGTATAATTTGATCCAAATATAATTTATCAATCCCGGCCGCTATTTGCTCAATGCTTTCCCCGGCTTTTTCGGCCCCTTTTATTATCTTTCGTATTTTCTTTTCGGTTGTTAGTGTAATACCAACAACCTTTTTTGCAACCGTTGTACTAATAAACTTTTGTACAGCTTTATCAAATACATTAAAAATAGTTTCTAATGGTATCAACGGGGCCTTGGTTTCCATATGGTTGCCGGCATCCTTTTTGAATTGATCCATTAAATCGGTACCAAAATGATCCATAACCTCAACATAAATACCGGTTAACACTTTTTGTAATCCTTTTTTATTAATAGCCTTTATAGCGGCATCCTCACCGCCACTTTTAAACGCTTTTATAATTGATTTGTGTTCGTCTTTAAAATGATTTTCAACGGCCTTTATGGCCCTTTCATAATAATTTTCTCGGCCATTCTCCATTGCTTTCCAATAAAGCGTTTTTTGCTCCTCGGTTTCAATGTTCATAGCCTTTACGTTAAAAAAATGGCCCTGCTTACCCTCCGGTTTCGGCGTTGCCGCTAATTTTGGGGTAGGTATAAATTGATCGCCGCCCGCAACATCCTCGTAACCCGTCTCGGATCGGGCCTCATTTAACTTTATGATGCCGCCATTATATGCCTCAATGGCTCTTTTATAAATAGAATCTCTATTCTCTTGTAACGCCTCGATGGCATCTAAATTTGGTTCTAACACTAAGTTATCCCCAAACTTTTTAACCAATGTTGCGTTTAACTTGTCTTTAATTTTGGTTAATAGCGGTATCACCGCATCTTCATATAACGCTTTGCGGGCCTCGGCATAATTGGCATATGTTTTACTCTCTCCATAACCAACGATCTCCGGCGGTACTCCAAATGAGGCGCATATTTCTAAAATACTTATTTTTTTGGCGTTAATAAATTCCATATCTTTGGGGTTTAGGCCCATTTCTTGCCATTTTAAACCGCCCTCTAATAACATCGGTTTTCCGGCGTTTTTGGCACCTTTTACATTTTTATCAATCTCATTTTTTAAATTATCGAATTGGCTTGATGTTAAAACATCATCGGTAACCAACGCCCCCATCGGCCTTGCCCCGTTATTTAACAATGAGTTATTCCATGCATTTGCGGCATTGTCATTATCAATACCACGCCCCGCAACCTCAATTTGAGATAATCCAAACAAATCATCAATAGGGTTAAAAATGCGTAAATGTGCTATGCGACTTTTATCTAATGGTACGTTGTCACCATTAACAGAATAAACGTAACCCGCTATAAACTCGGTACTATGCGGCACAATTTGCATACGATCCGGGCGCAATGGCCATAACTCTTTTGGTTTCGCTTTATCACTCGGGCCAACCATATCTAAATAGCTGTTACCGGCAATTAACGCATATGCCGCATATGCCTCGAACAATTCGTATCGGCTCATAAATTCGTTTGGGGTGTTCAATAGTTTTAGTAAATCGTGAACCAAAATTTCTTTGCGTTCTCCTTTACTATCAACCATGTATAACATCCACGGTACCCCCGCAACCCCTTGGGCAATTGCTTGTACACAACGATAAACCCAAACGTTGGCGTTGTACCCCTCTTTTGCAAATGTTTCGTAATTCCTTTTACTCCATATCGGGGTTAATCCCAACATTTTAATTACGGCCCGGTGTATTTCACTAGCTTTTTTATGAAATACCGGTGGTAAAACATAATTTTTCCAACCCATGCCCTCACCTCCAAAAATAATATACTATAATTCTCGTATTTTAGGTTGCTTTTCCATCATTTCGGCAATACCTGTTAATGCATCCGGGCCATCGTCATTAGTGTTTTTCCCTTCTCGTTGGTACCCGTTAATTGCTTTGTAAAACTCGGGCCAACGGTCATGCCAATTAACCGGAAAATAAATATGATTCTGTATATAGGTTGCATTGGTTAAAATACGGGCCTTTTTGTTTTTGCTTTGGTGCATCCATCTAATTGCAACCATTCGGCTTTTGTACTTATCCCAAATTAGTTTTTCAACGTTACGGGCAAACCCTCGGCCCCCGTTATTACTTTCTATTTGAGCCAATCCAACTTTGTTTTTTACTAACATTTCGGCGGTTTGCGGCTCGGTGATCTCCATACCGTCTTTCGTGTATAAAACATCGGTTATATAAACCTCACCATTGTAAACGGCTCCGCATATGCTTGCTAAATAATCACTACCCTCATCGGCGGTATCGGTATAATTTATAACACTTTCCGTTAAACTGTTACCCTCGACATCTTTCGGTAAATCGGTATATGTTTTGATAGTCTTATATAAACGCCCCTCGGCATTTAATGTTTTTTGGTGATAGTTAGCAAAGAATATGTTTTCATCCACGTTACGGCGCAATGATAAGTACCGTTTTTTGCTTAATAACGCCGGGCATAACAATTGATCTATACCCTCGTAATATGCCTCCATGCGCAATTCAAACCATTCAACGGCCTCTTGCTCATTCGCTAGGATTCGCCCGCATATATCCAAATCGCTCCAACGTGTATGGTTAACAATTTCAATGCCGGCTTTTCCGTCTTTTTCTTCCAAACGGCTCTTAAATGTTCCGGTGTACCATAACCAAATTTTATCTAAACGGGTTTCGTTATAAGCCTCGGCCGCATCCTTAATTGGATCATCGACAATGGCAATATCTCCACCTTTACCGGTAATTGATCCACCAATACCGGCCCCAATATAATTAAAAAAGTTACCTTCTAACGCCCATTTTTTATATGATGCATCCCCTTTTTTAATTTTGGTACCGGGGAAAATATCACTAAAAACAATTTCATGCGGGTATAACTTTTCCTCGTCAATTCCATCTCGGGTGTAACGGCTAAACTCTTGGGCCATATCATCGTTATATGATGCTGTCATAATCTTATTTGTTATTTCTTGGCCCAATACCCACTTACAAAAATTAACCAATGTTCGGCTTTTTCCCATCCTTGGCGGCATGTTAATCATTAGTTTAGTAAAAACAACATCATCGGCCATGCGATCCCAATCAAATTGCTCAATAAACCATTCGGGCGCAACATCCTCACATATATTATAAAACTCGTCTTTTGTTAATCGCCTCTCGTACAACGCTTGCAACGTATCGCAATAAATTTGTAAATGCCAACGATTTTGTTTGTAAAAATCCGGGGCCTCGACTTGGCAATAATCCCAAAAATTAACCCGGGCCGCCCTTATCTTTTTTTCCCGTATCAACAATAATGCTCGCTCTTTGTCTAGGCGGCTTATTGTATTTTTTTTACTCATTGGCTTTCAAATCCTTTAAGGCTTTATCTAACTCCTCATCACTCATATAATCCAAACCATTAACCCCAATTTGGCCCTCATGTGCAATGTGTTGTTTATCTCTCCATACATCCGGTTTACGGTTTTTTAACCAAAATATTTGGGCCGTTGTATCGCCTTTAATATGCTTTAAAACTCGTTTGGTTGTTATTAATTGTTTATCTTTCAAACCTGTTAATGGATCGTAAACATCCATTAACTCTTGTGTTTCTTCCCAAACGGTATAACCCCGGGCGTTGTCTAATAGCTTGTTTTCAATTTCAGCATCAACAACCTCTTTGCCCTTTCGTACCGCCTCGGCAAAATCCTCATACTTGGCAACCCAATTATAAAAAGTCTGTCGGCTTATCCCTAACTTTTTACAAATATCCTCATCTCGGTAACCATCACGGGCCATTTGTTCAATCTCGGGTAAACGGGTTTCAATATTTAACTCATCGTATTTACTTTTGGCCATGGCGGCCCCTCCTATTCGTTATTAATCTTTAATTTTAATAATCTTTCAAAACAACTTTGGCAATAACTCGATAATTTTCTATATGTTTCTTTATTCTCATTACAACCTAAACATTTTTTAACCATGCCTCTCAACTCCTAATTGAATAATGGGCCATGGTGTAAATCTCGTTGTATTTAAAAAGGCGATTTAACGCCATCTCAATGCGCCAAACCGCCTTTATTACCAATATTGGCCTTGGTTGCCTCGTTTGCTCCATTCCCTATAAATGGCTTTATATCCCGGCAAACGATCCGGCGGCTCTTTTAAAAAGGTAGAATCGGCAAGACACTCCCCTTGTCCTAATAATAGCATATATTTACAAATGTTGAATATATTAATTTTTAGTTTCGTCATATGGGCGGCCGTGGTCTAAACTGTTGCGGCGGCGGTATTGGTTTATTGCCTCGGCCTTTTCTTTATCGGTTAACGTGTAAAATTCTTTTGGCAAACGATCCATTTTAAAAAACTTCATGGCTTCCATATCCCTTACAACTTTATCAACCTTTTCTTTTCTCATTAGGCCCATTCCTTTGCGATAATTTCGCCTTTTCTTGCTTTGCATATCTTTGTATGGCCTGCATAATTTTCGTTGTTGTTTTCGGCCCTATCCCCTCTAATTGGGGTATCATCTTTTCGATAATATCCCATGTTTCTTGTGCGCCTTGTATAACTCCACTATTGCGGGCCATTTGTATTAACGTTTCATTGGTTGCCGCTTGTCCATCTTGAAAACCTTTTAAATATTCCCGGTCTAATTTTTGTTGCATGCCCATTTGGTTACCCCTCCATATTGCCTTTGTGTTGCAACCAAACCCGTGTTTTAAAATGTTTATTGTATGGGTTTGGGTACGCCTTTAAAAATATAACTTTATCAATACCGGCTTGGTTTAATAACTTGGCGCACGTTTCGCATGGTTCATGTGTGACATAAGCTGTACACCCTGTTAAATCCTGTTTAGCATGCAATAGTGCATTTTGTTCGGCATGTATGCAACGAATACAACGCCCCTCACTATTCGTTAGACAACCAATATCCAAACAATGTTTATGCCCGTGTATTGCGCCGTTATATCCTGTTGCGATAATTCGATTGTTACGATCCACTAAAACGCAACCAACATTGGCCCGCTTGCATGTTGATCGTTTGGCTATAATTTCAGCAACCGCAATAAATGTACTATCCCATGTTGGCCGCATGTTTTTTACCTTGTATGTATGCGGCCCGTTCATCCTCATACTTTTTCTTTAATTCTTCTAATTCTGCGCCCGTTGGTTTTGGGTTAATTCGTTGCATAAACTCTGCTAGTTGTTCTTTAAATCCTTCATCAGCATATAAAAATTTCTTTGGCATGGTTGTTACCTCCCTCTATTTGCAAATTTAATTACATTTCGTTGGTTTTGTTCCCAACCCTTTTTTAATCCTTCCTCATAACCCATTTGGTACCCATGGTTAAACCCTTGCTCGTAAATATCGGCCCGCTCGGCTCGTATTTTATCCCGTTGCTCTTTGTTTGGTTTTTTCTTGGCCATGGATGCCGCCCCCTAATTTAAAAATTCAATTCCAAACTCAATGCCGGGGTATTCTCTATAAACTTTTTGTTGGTTAGTAATCTTGAAAATTTGTGCATCATCGGCCCACGCAACCCCATTTAAACTATCAAATAACCCTTTTATTAAATTATCAATATCCGGTTTAGTGATGTGCGGCATACCCTCGGCAACCGGGTATTTTTTCCTCTTACCTGTTAATGGATCAATACGACTAACTTTTCCGCTCTCGGGTATCGGCATATAAAAAGTTAAATCAGTAATCGCAACAGCAACCCCGGGCGGTATAAACTTCAAATAATTCTTGGCCATTAATCCAATATGCTCTTTATAAGAGGCATAACGCTTGTATGCCTCACTTGTATATTTACCTTTTTGGGTTGTCCGAACCGCTCCCATTGGTTCAATCGGTATAAACAATTTGGGCGTTTGTTGATCCTTACATTGCTTGCAACCGGCTCCCCCACATCCTTGGCATATCTCCATTACCGCACATCCTTCCAACCTTGCTCCAATGCTAACTTGCGTAAATTTTTATTGTTTAATAAATTCAACGTTTCAACTGTAAAACCTTTATTACTTAAAAAATGCTTATATAATATATTTTTGTAAACGCTCACCTTTACCCCTCCAACTTCTTATTTGTTGCCGCCCATTAACGATGCTTGCCAACTTAAAACCATCTTAAATGCTTGTTCATCTGTAAACCCTTGGCCCTTTAAATCCTCGTAATAACCCCATGCCACAATTGCAATATCCTTTAATGCGCTTGCCATTTGCTCGGTATTGTTAGCAAACATTATTGTGGGGCCTCCTCTCGGTTAATGCTCTTTTGTTCGTCAAAACCCTCGGGGTAACGATCCTTTAACTTTTGGATATTACCGCCGGCAACCTTGGATAACTTAACCTTTAATGCGGCTGTTGCTCGGGCAATGTACCATAATTCATCCCCGCACTCTTTAACAATTTCACCAATAACCTCTTGCGTTAGTGGGTGCCCATGGAATACAACCTTTTTAACAATATCCGCAATCTCTCCGGCCTCTCCTGCCGCTCCTAATGCATAATTAGCTAACTCAATTAACACCGGGTTATCTTGCATACGGCCAATAATTGCCGCAAAATCATGGTTAGCTGTACGCCCTGTTGCCTCTTGGTACCTATCCAATGCGTTGCTTTTTTGATCGCTCATATTTAAACTCCTCTTTTCCTTTTTGTATTAACTTATCAGCATCAATGTCGTAAACCTCGTTACACGTTTTGCAATTCCGTATTAAATGCCCTTTGTGAATAGCCATTTCAAAACCGGATGCCGCACAATTGCGGCACCTTCCGGCTCGTTCGTTTAATGGCCGCTCCCATTCGGTAACGATCCCGCCGCAATCTTTACAACAATCATATTGTACTTTTGCAATGGATCGTTTTTTACTTTCTTTAACCGGGCCACATTCTTTGCAAAACCAACCTTGATTAAAACTCATTTACTAGCAACCTCGAAAAATTGTTTTGTCCAAGGCTCCACATCAATAACCGCCTCTTTGATTTTTTCGGCAAATTCTTGTATTTCCCATTGAGCGTGGGTATTTGGGTTTCGTTTACTGTAAAACTCCAATAACCCCCTCAAATTGCCCGTAAATGTTAAATTACATGTCGTGGCATTTGGTAATATATAACGTGCATCCTCTGCTTTTAATCCTCTTTCCCTCAACCAATCATACATACTTTGTATATAGTCCATTATGTTTTTATAGGCGAACTCTAATTCTTTATCCTGTACTGTTGGCGGCGTTACATAATCAAATCCACCGCTTTTAGAATCACTTTCAAAACGGGTGTATCTTTGTGATTGAACTGAATAACTAAAATGCCTATGCCTCGTTAATTGGGCCAATAATGAGCGGCTAACCCCTTCAACCGCAAATGTAAAGTTAATATGTTCCATGGTGCTTGTATGGCCGCTATTGATAATATGCCTAATCAGTCTATCGGCATCGGTGCCCTCACCCTCTTTTGCTTTAGTGCCAAAATACTTTTGCCCTTCTTCTAACGCAATTTTGCTTGGCTCCGTGTGACTGTAACATGTGCGAATAGCTGATAAAGCTAATACTTGGCCGTGGGTTGCGTTGTAATTAAACCCCGCTTCGATCATTTCCGCTTCAAAATCACATTCAATTTTTGTGTGTGCTAATAATTTTACATTCATTCTTTCCATCCCCCTTTTTAATCGTCTAAATCGGCGTATTTCGGTTTTTTAATATTAACGGGTGTTAAACCCTTATCGCCCTCTTTAATGCAACGCAATCGCCAATATTCGGCCTCTATTTGCATTTCTTTTAATCGTTCCTCTAACTCCACGCATTTGTCATATAAACCAATTATGTAATTTCCTTGATCGTAATTTTCGGCCATTGCGTGTTTGGCCAATTGTTCGCTTGTCCAACTTTGCGGGTTAAATGGCTCCGGGTACTTGTCGGCGGCCTTTAATAGTGCCTCCCTTTTTACTTCATCCCTAAACTCATCAACTCTTTTATAAAACGGGTGCGCCAACTGTTTTAAATAGTTTTCTAATTTACTAACAACGTTCAACGATTTCGCCCCCTTCTTAAAATAACCTCGTAATACAACATACCGCATACACTTGTTACAAAAATTTCAAAACTCGTTAACCCTTTGGAACTTAATGCCCAAACCATAAAGCAAGCAATACAACTGGCGATATAATGTTTAAATGTCATTTCGTCAATTCCTCCAACCATTCAAAATCCCTTGTCATTAATGCCAAATCAATTAAAAATTTGTTAGCATCATCAAATCTTTCCAACGGCAATGTTTTTTTACTGGCCCCATTAATCCAACCTTGGGAATTATCCAACCGCCCCGTTTTTTTATTCTTATAACCTATAAAACGTATGCGGCCTGTATTATCAATTGCATCAACAACACCTACCGTATCGCCATACTCTATCCAATCACCAACATTAACTTTTAATTGTTCGGCCCAACTGTTTTGCATTTCTGTTACTGGATCACCGGGAATAATTTCGCCCCGTTTTCTTTTTATTTCATTGGCGGCATGTATAACCGCCTTTGCCTTGATCTCATTTTCTTTCGCTCGTTGTACCTCACTTTTTAACCTCGCCTCATGCATCGCCTTTTGTAACTTTCCATCGGTACACCGGCAAAACTTGTTATTAATCGCCATGCCGGTACCTCCACACTCTTTACATACCTTTGACATACGCCACCCCCTTTTTGGGTATATAAAATGTAAAGTTATCCACAATAACCCTAACATTATCCACAAATGGTAATATTTTTTTATTTTCATAGCTTGGACAAATTAATTTAAACGCCTTTCAAGGTTTACAAACTTCCCATACTCCTTAATAAACGCCAATTGCACGTTACCAACCGGGCCGTTTCGGTGCTTGGCCATAATAATTTCAATAATATTTTTGTTTTCGCTCTCTTTATCGTAATAATCCTCACGATATAAAAATTGGATTATATCGGCATCCTGTTCTATTTGCCCACTCTCTCTTATATCACTCATCATAGGCCGTTTGTCTTGGCGTTGTTCCACCCCTCGGCTCAACTGTGATAAAGCAACAACAACAACGTTTAATTCCCGGGCCATTGTTTTTAATGTGCGGCTAATTTCTCCAATTTCGGCGGTGCGGTTTCCGCCATGTTTTTTGCTCCCAACAATCAGTTGCAAGTAATCAATAATTACCATGATCCGGCGGCCCTCATATTGGCGTTTTAACTTTCTAACCTTTGCCCATATGTAATTAACATCCACGCCCGCTTTCTCGAATATTTTTATATTACTATTCGATAATTGGCCCATCGCATGGGTTAGGTTGCTCCAATCATTCCCGGTAAAATGTAATGCGGCGGCTTTCATTCGTTGCGCATCAATGTTACCTATGGTTGCGGCTCCTCTTTGTAATAACTGTTTGCGGCTCATTTCTAAACTGAAAATAGCGGCAACATCATCGGTTTTAGTACCAACGTTAATAGCCTTGTTAATGGCATATGCTGTTTTCCCCATACTTGGCCTTGCACCAACAATAATTAAATCTCCCGGTTTATAGCCGCCTGTCATTCGATCCAATTCGTTAAACCCGGTTGCAATTCCTGTTATTTCCCCGGTTGCGTTTTCTAAATCATCATACATGGCAACTAAATCATTTTTTATATCTCCATCGTCCTCATCGTTTCCGCTATCTTCAATGGCCATTAAATCGGTAACTCCCGATTGTATTGCCTCTAACGGATTCCCTAATGTTGCCTCCTCTTTAATCCGGTTGGCAATGGTAATCGCTTGGCGTTTTTGGTAATGCTCCTGTATGATGCCGCAATAGTATTTAAAATTCGCTGTTGTGGGCATTGCGCTTGCCAATTCGCTCAAATAGGATATGCCGCCTATTCTTTCAATTTTCGCCGCCCCTACACGCTCCAAAATGGTAACAATATCAATTGGTATGCCTTTGTTATCCATATCCCGCATGGCCCAAAATAAATTATGATGCTTTCCCGGTGTAAAATAATCCGGTTTTAACGGGCAATCTTTAATTAATTCCGGCTCCAATAAGATGGCCCCTAATACCGCAATTTCGGTTTCTTGGTTGTATAGGTAAATTTGTTCTATGTTCTCCAACGTCATTACCTCCTAATGCCTAATATGCGCCTAATCTCTAGTTGGGCCTTTTCTCGGGCCTCCTCAACTTTCGGATCGTTTAACACTTGTTTTCTAATCCGCTCTTGTTCATCCAAATACAATTTGGTTTCTTCGGCTGTTGGTACATATCTATCCATTTCTACTTTTGGCGGTTTAATTAAATCTGCAATGCTTGGTGCAAATTGATTGTTTTTAATATACAACTCTAAATTGTTGTAAATCATATTAAACTCATAATCTTTTAAAAAACGGTGCCATGTATCAACTAAACTTTTCGGATCATCGACAACAAATTTATTACCAAACGCCAATTTAATTATTTTAATAATTTCCTTGGTTTGCTCCCGCTCCATATTCGCCCTCCTATACGTTTTCCCAATCTATATTGTTTTGTTTTTTGTGCGGTTTAACATTTACTCTTAAAAACTCGTTTTGTAATGCCTCACAATCTTTTAAACTCTTAGCGTTTTTGCTATACCAATCTTTTAAAATACTTTCCGCATAACCAAAATTACGTTTATTTCGTTCTAATGCAATTTGCATGGCATAAATAAGTATTTCGTCTTGATCGTTAAAATCTTCTAACCATGCTCCTATCTTTTGGCTAATATGAAAAGTTAATAATCCAAAATTTTGTTCGTAAAAATTAAAGCAGTCTGTTGTAGTAGTATTTTCTTTATAGTTTTCTTTATTTCTTTCTTGGTTGGCTATTTCGCCAATGGTACCATTGGTAGTTTCGCCAACGCTTGTGTTGGTAGTTTCGCCATTGGCTATTTGACCATTGGCTATTTGACCATTGGTAGTTTCGCCAATGCTTTCAAACCAATCATCGTAATTTTTATTAAATTCAATCACTCGGCCAACCCCGTTTTTTACTTCTTGTAATATTACTTTTTTTTCTTCTAGTTTGGTTAAATCTCTTTGTATGCTCCTTTTATCGCATCCGGTTGCATTAGCCAAAAAACCTAAACTAAAATTATGGCTTTTACGGTTAAAACCATATGTAAAACGCCAAACAACAAACAACAAACGGTATTGCGTTGGACTTAATTTAACTTTGGCCATTATCTCCAATATTTCGTTGGCTAATCTTGTATAACCGTTTTCAGCTTGCGGATTAGCCATTTCATTGCCCCTCGTTTTGCTTTTCGATCCAAATTACAACCTCATTAATATCAAAACGAATAACGGCACCAATGGTTTTATATGGCATACCCTTTTTACGCCATTCGTAAATAGTTTGGCGGCTAACTTTTAATTTTTCGGCCATTTCTTTAATTGTTAACAACTCGTTCATTGTCGGCCCTCCTTTTCTAAATCTATTATTATATTACCTCACTTTACAAAATAGTACAAGTATATTTTTAGAATATTTTATAAAAATTTGCATATACTGATAATTTGGCAAATAAAAAACCCGGTTGCCCGGGCCTTGTTAGTACGGGTAACAACCACACCCGCCAATATCTTCAAAATCTAATTGTTTAATATTATCGTTTTCTATTTTTTCTCTAAACTCTTTTAATGTTAATGGCTTTGTTTTGCCGCCCGCTCTGTCTCTTAAAATAGTATTTTTTTTGCCGGTTACCATTTGCCACTCTTGCTCTTTTTCTTCATGGTATTTAAAACGATCCGGCATCTTTTCCAATAGGTTTTTAAAATGCCCATGGCCCGCCTTTACGCAAAAACCGCCGCAATTATTATGTGCAAACCCCATTTGGTACAACCTCGGCAACTCAATGCCCCTATTTTTTAAAACCTCAAACATTTCTTTTTTATCCATAAATGGCGCATCACACATTGGCGCTTTTACAGTATATGGCAACCAATGCGGTATTGCCTTTTGATACCGGTATTCTTCGCTCCAATCAATGCCAATATAAACAATGCATTGATCCGGTGCATAATTCTCCTCAATCCATTTACGAAAAACAATTTGTTTTAAATTGCGAGTGCAATTGCCGTTGCGGGTGTTACCGATATATTTCTCATCGAAAAATACTTGCCAAACATCCCGTCCATCCTGTAATTTTATAAACTCGGCCCCTAAATCTTTAACAGCATCATCCATAAACCTATATAAATCATTATCCTCGATTTTTGTATCTGTAAAAACTAATAAAGTGTTTTCCGCTCCATGCTCCTCAATAACTCGTTTTGCGGCCATGTATGAACCGATCCCGCCGGAAAAACTAATAATGTGTTTCATGTTATCCCCCTCCTAAATTATTCTATAAACCTATTGTACAGTAATTTGTTTACTTTGTAAACAACAATAACCTATTAAAACAAAAACCGGGGTAATTAATCCCCGGCCTACTCTAAAAATTCATCAATTTCAGTTTGTACAGGATGCCCATCTGCTTTCCACTTTCTAAAACACTTCGGGCCAAATCCTTTATTGCGGCTCTTTTGGTTTTTCAATAGCCGCCCACATCGCCCGCATGTTTCGGCCGTTATGCCGCTTGTGGTTGGTATTGTATTTTTATTATTCATAAACGCCATACCTCACCTATTTAATAAGGCCCTTTTTTCTAAAAATATTTAGCCATGCCTCTTTTAATCTGTCTTTTTCGGCCGTTTTTTGTCTAGTCTTTATGTATTTTTTGGCCCGTTTACCCCTTTTTTTCATGGAAATAACCCCTATTAACCTAGTTTTTTATAAAACTCATCGAACGCCGTTAAATAATGCCATGAGTTAACATAAAAATTATATTTACTCTCTTTTCCCATATTAACCATTGGTTGTTGTACAAAATGAGAAGGAATAACAAACAAACGTTCAATATTTTCGTTTTCATCCAATGCAATTAATATATATATGTCGCATGTTGGTTTGATCTTGGATAAATTAAACGTATGCACTCGATCTTTACCCCGCAATAAATATGGTTTTGCAACTTTAACATCAATTTTTATAGCACTATTTACCAATAAATCATATGGGTGTTTTGTTGTCATGGCCTCGACTTTATAACCTTGGTTTTTTAATACCTCCAACAATACACCCTCGTATTTTTGCCCGGCTCTTGTTGTACAACTTTTTAAGGATAGATTCAATTCTTCGGCCCAACCGCTATATTTTTTTGTGCGGCTAATTTTGCAATGCAAATCATTGCGGTTAATACCTTTCAATTCCTCGGCTGTTGGCATACGATCCAACCCCAAAACATTAATACTTTTCAATAACTCGGTTTTTATTAACTCATCTGTCCATTTCATAAAACCCCTCCTTGTCCATATTTTAACAAGGAAGGATTAAAAATGCAATGATGATTTATTCTAAAAAGGTAAATCATCATCGTTAATTTCAATTTGTCCGCTATTTGCAAACGGATCATTTGACGGCGTATTTTGGCCCGTGTTCGACGTTTGGTTGTTCGGTGGTGTATTTGTATTCAATTGTTCGTTTGCGCCTGTATTCGCCCCTCTAGGCTCCAAAAACTGTACATTCTCGGCTAATACCTCGGTAATATAAACACGTTTGCCATCTTGCCCGTCATAATTACGCGTTTGAATACGTCCTGTTACCCCAATTAACGATCCTTTTTTCAAGAAATTCGCCATATTTTCGGCTTGCTTTTTAAATGATACACAATTAATGAAATCGGCCTCTTTCTCTCCGTTTTGGTTTGTGAATGTTCGATTAATAGCAATTGTGTAATTTGCAAGCGCAACTCCATTTGGTGTATATTTCAATTCAATTTCCTTAGTTAACCTTCCAACTAAAACCACACTATTAATACTCATATTTCAACTCAATCCTTTCGCCTTTTTCGGTTTTTCTGTGGTAAATATTGTGATTAGATACATTTTTAAATAAAAATAAATTCATAGGATCGTTATCATCCTTTATCCCATTGATATGGTGTACAACCTCGCTATCTAACAATTTTCTACCTATTTCCCTTTCCATAACTAATCTGTGTTCTAAAACATATTTGTTAGCACCAACGTTAACCATTATATACCCTTGTTTATGCGTTCTTTTTCCGTTTTTATATAATGGATTTTTAATTCCAATCCTCGAATGTGCTGATTTTTTAATTTCTTGGCGGGCATCCCTTAATTCAACGCCCGCCGCTTTTAGATAATTTTTTATAGTTGTATTTGATACGCCGTATTTTCTACCTAACTCACGCATAAATAACCCGCTTTTATAATCATTTATCATTTCTCTCGTTTGTTCATTCGTTAAACTTTTATAATTCATTTATTACCTCCCGTTATTTTGGATTGTAAAACCTTATTCATTCGGATTATCACCTAACGCCTTTTGTAGCATTTCAATAGCCTTAGAGGCTTGTCCAACTGTTAAATCTTTTAAACTTTCAAAATGGCCAATTTCGGGTTTAGTATTAAAAGTATATAACACACGATCTCGGCCAAAACCTTTTTCTTTTTCCATTCTTGTAATAAGAGTATTTAATAATTTTAATTGTTTATCACTAATTGTATTGCCGCCGCCTGTTGGTTTCTGTGTTTCTTGTTGCTTTTTTGGTGGTTGTTCTTTCGGTGGCCGTTGTTGTTTTGGTTGTTGCTTCGGTGGGTTGTTATGGCTTGCGCCGTTCCCATCATCATCCTCACCTGTATTCAAGTTTAAAAACGCTTGCAAGCTATAACGCCGGGCATATGTAATACAACTCCCTATTGCTTGCGGATCGTTTTTAATAGGCTTCATTGTTAACGGTTCGCTTTCCATCCATTCACCACTCTCATGCATTAAAAATGTTGAAACTGAAACTAGGCCGCTTTCATCACCGCTTGGAAATTGCATTAACGATAAACCATTTTTATATAATACCGGCCTAACTTCATCAATGATATTATCCAACGTTGCATAATTGTTTTTAAAAAAAGGGTTTGCGGCATCCTTTGCAATTTTTGAAACTTCCGAATTGAACTTAACCAATGCTTTTGCTAATTCACTTATTGTTTCGCTACGTTTCATTATTTCACCACCAAACTATCCGGTTTTCTTACTACACTAACACCCTCAATTGTAACGCCCGGATTGGCTTTTAAAACAGCTTTTAACTCCACCTTGCTCATTGGCTTTGCAGGTTGCGGAACCCAATAAAAATCGGGTAATTTTGCCTCGTCAATCTCTATTACTTCTGATCCTTTGCGGTAACTCAACTGAAAAACTCCGGCCGTTAATTTTGTTTTACCCAACATTTTTAAATTATCATCCAAATAACTTAATAATTTCTCTGCTTTTTTTGTGTCTTTTGCCGCCAATTCTGTTAAACGTTTGGCCTCCGTTTTTCTAGCCTCTGCCATTGCCTCTAAATTTTTAACGAATTTAATTACGTTTTCAGCCTTTTCTTCAATCGGTAATTGTAACGCCTCTAAGGTATCGGCAATTATTTCTTTTTCTAAATCCATTTCCTCTAATTGTGCGGCAACTTGTAAAAATTCTGTTGTTAAATTGTAAAGACTATTCGCCATGTTTACCCCTCCACTATTTATTTATTTATTTTCGCTTGGACTGTTTTCTATTTCTACAATCCAATTAGTTAGGGCATCCCTAACAAAATCTTTTTTTGTAATGCCCATTTCTGCGGCTAATGATCCAACTTTACGCCAAATATCCTCGCTAATTTCTATGTTGCGTTGCTCCTTTTTCATCATTTGCCTCCTTCCTATAATTTCTATAACTTCTACATCTCCTATGGTAAACTATTACTATATGCTTGTCTACTAAAAATATGAAAATATTAGAAAAATAAAAATCGACAAAATACGCAAAAAAAAGCCGGTTAAAATGAACCGGCTCTCACTCTTTCTTTTTGTATTGATTTCTCAACGTTCATTCCACTTTTTAACCTACTGTTTATTGTTGTGTATGCTAATCCATGTGGGTTGTATCGTTCGTGAATTTCTGAAACAGTTAAAAGTTTTCCATTGTATTCATAATGCGAATTATTACGCCTATTTCTAGCTTGATTTGTTGGTGTTTCCCATTTGCAATTTGTCGGATCATATCCCTTTGAATTATCAATTCTTTCAAGTTGCAACCCTTCTTTATATGTTGGCAACATATCCTCTTTAAATTCCGAAAAATCATTTCGCCAACGTTTGCAAACTGTTATACCTCTACCGCCATAATTGGAATATTGGGTATCTCCATCCCAATGGCAACGCCTAACCATGTTGATCCACGCTTGGAAAAACTTTTCCCTACTCATTCCATGCGTTTTATTAGCTTTGGATGTTCTTTCTTTTTGTAAACAACCACAACTTTGTGTTAATCCACGTTTTAAAAATGTTCCTTTAACGTTTTTTGTGTTTCCACAATCGCAAATACATTTCCAAATTTTTAATTTATATTTATCCAAACCAACATAATCAACAACGGTTAATCTTTCAAACCTCTTTCCTATCATTTTGGCGTA